CCGCAGACATGTTGGAAAAGGGTGATTACAATCCTGTAGAAAAATTAATCAAAGATGCTGTACAAATTAGCTTGACCAAAGACATGGGTACAGATTACTTTGCTGATCCTAAACTACGTATTGAAAAGTATTACAACAGCGGTGGCCAGGTATCAACAGGTTGGCCACAACTTGATAAGCTATTATATGGTGGATTTAGTCGCGGTGAACTAAACATCTTTGCTGGTGGCTCTGGTTCTGGTAAGTCATTAGTTATGATGAACATTGCACTTAGCTGGTTACAACAGGGTTTGAGTGGAGTGTATGTAAGTTTAGAGTTGAGTGAAGAACTTTGCGCACTTAGAACAGATGCTATGCTTACAGGCATGGGCACAAAAGATATCCGTAAAGATATTGACACAACTACAATGAAAGTGCGCCTAGTAAGTAAGAAAGCGGGTAACTATCAAATTAAAGGGTTCCCAGCACAGTCAAACGTCAACGACATTAGAGCATATTTGAAAGAATATCAGATTCAAACTGGTAAACGAGTTGATTTTGTTATGGTAGACTACTTGGATTTGGTCATGCCTGTAAGTGCTAAAGTTAGTCCAAATGACTTGTTTGTTAAGGACAAATATGTAAGTGAAGAATTGCGTAATCTAGCAAAAGAACTTAATGTGTTATTTGTAACCGCATCACAACTTAATCGCGGTGCTGTGGAAGAAATTGAATTTGATCACAGTCATATTGCTGGTGGTCTAAGTAAAATTAATACAGCAGATAATGTGTTCGGTATCTTTACGTCACGTGCAATGCGTGAACGTGGACGTTATCAAATTCAGTGTATGAAGTCACGTAGTTCAACTGGTGTGGGTCAGAAAATTGACTTAGATTATGATATCGATACTATGCGCATTACGGACAGTGGTGCCAGTGATGATGCCGGGAATGGTGGAGTTGCAAACATCCTAAGCCAAATTAAGACAGGTAGTACAGTTAAGGAATCTACAGATGCTCCAAAAGTGAATGCCACTGTTGACAGTAGTAAACTCAAGAGTATGTTAGCCGGCTTGAAGAAGTCAGAATGATAGGTTATAGTGAAATTAGAGATGTACATCTAGAAATCTCTTCACTGTGTAATGCTAGATGTCCTTTGTGCCCTAGAAACTTTCGAGGTTATCCATATAATGACGGATATACTGAAACAAATTTAACCTTGGAACAATGTAAGACAATTTTTAAACCAGATTTTCTTAAACAATTAAATCGATTATGGATTAATGGCAATTTTGGTGATGCTGTTATGAATCCAGAAACTCCAGACATTGTTGAATATTTCAGATCTTGTAATTCCGAACTGACGTTAGAAATAAGCACCAACGGATCTGCTAGAGATGCTCAATTTTGGCAACGAATAGCAAAAGCTGGAGTTATGGTTTCATTTTGTTTAGATGGATTAGAAGACACACATCATTTATACAGACAAAACACTAGTTGGTCTACCATTGTAAATAATGCTCGGATTTTCATTGATGCTGGCGGGTATGCTGTGTGGAAAATGATTAAATTTAATTTCAATGAACACCAAATAGAACAATGTCGTGCTATGGCAGAAGAAATGGGTATGAGGTTTGATCTGGTAGACTATGGAAGGAACGCAGGACCTGTATTTGATAAACATGGAAAATTAACGCATGTGTTGGGATATTATCGAGGTGAAACTAATTTTGATATTCTCTTTAATAAAAAGAAAACAGACTTAGTATTATTAGAAGATATAACACTAGTACGCAAATCTAAAATTAGTTGCGAGACTAAGAAAAGAAAGTCGATTTATATAAGTGCAACAGGTGATGTTTACCCTTGTTGTTATACTGGTTTCAGTCCTAAAACATATGGTCACGGTGAATATCTTCAGGCAGTTAATGCTCAAATATCTCCACTTATTAGCAGTAATAATGCTTTAGATTATTCTTTAGAAAATTGTATTGAATGGTTCACACAAATCGAAAGTTCATGGTCCATAAATGATTTCGAATCTGGCAGATTGGTTGTCTGCGATGACAACTGCGGTTTTGAATAAATATACTAAATTGGAGTAATTATTGTGCAAAAGCGCACTCGTAGCATTCTTTCAGAACTGGATGAATTGTTAACACATAAGGACAAGGATAATCTCCTAGAAAGTCGTGCTAACAATATTATCAATGGCGCAATTAACTTAATTAAGTATATTCGCGAAAATTACGAAGCAGATACAGCTGGCGAATTAGAACGCCGTCTTCTTAATGCTATCAAAGGACAAGATCCTAGTAAATTTGCTCGCGGCGTTAGGAAATTAAGAGATGAAGATTAAAGAAGTAATCATTGAAGGTTTTTGGAAAAACGTTGGTAATATGGCCAAGGGTGTAGGCCAAGGTGTATTTAAGGGTGCTGCAGACTTTGTTGCTCCTGGTGCAGTAGATGACATCAAAAAATCATTTAAGCAAGCCAACAATCTTAAGCCAAGCAAAGCTGGTAATATTAAATATAAAGGCAATGAGTATCAATGGTTAGGTCAACAATGGGGCCTAGTTAATCCGGCCACTGGTAAAACTGTTCCTGCTCCAAAATCTGTACAACAACAACTAAATTTTATGGCAACCAGACGTAAGCCGGATTTTAGTAAAATGTCAGATGACGAATTATCCAATGCTGCTAAATTAGCCGCAAAGAGTGGCGGGACTTATGGACAAAAAGAGCTTGGTGCAGAAATTGCAAAAAGACAAGCAAATCCAACACAACAAGCCGCCCAAAATAACCAACAACAGCCACAAGCTAATGCGGCACCCGGTGTTACTCTAGTTAGTCAAGAACCTATCATTCTTAAATATCAAGGTAAAGACTACGGTTTAAATGATCGAGGTGAGTGGGTAAGTCAAAAAACTGGTAAAATGCCACCACAGTCAACATCAGCATTCTTAGACCAACAAGCAGGCGCATTAACAGGCACATCTTTTAATCAACCTACGCAAATTAAAAAAACAAATCAAAATATACCAACTGATGCTACTAAAATCGCAACAGTAACTACTCCACGAGGTATTAAAGCAGACAAATGGAGTGACGGGCAATGGACTACACCCGACGAACAAGGTAGCGATGGATTTGTAGTAGATGCAGACGTACCGCATCTCGAAGCACTATTACAGCAACAACAACAAGCAACAAAATAATGCAACTATACGAAATTAAGAAACAAACCCCACAATGGTTACTTACAGAAAGTAAGAACACACACCTTGAGCATCTTGAAGATCTTATCTTTAACAAGGGATGGGCAGGCGCACAAGAAGCACTAAATTATATCGACAGTCTACGTCAGATGCTAGCAGAAGGCACAGGTACAACAACACAGCTAACGGTTAAATGGGACGGTAGCCCAGCAATTATCTGTGGCACAGATCCAGAAGATGGTCGTTTCTTTGTTGGCACTAAGTCAGTATTTTCCAAAGCACAACCTAAACGCTGTAAATCAACCAAAGATATTGAACAATGGTATGGCCACGAACCTACACTATCAGCAATGTTGGAAGCCGCATTAAAATATCTACGCGAATTACGTATTGGCGGAGTTGTGCAAGGTGACCTAATGTTCACTCCGGGAGATCTTACAGTAGTTAATGTTAACGAAGAAGATTGCTATGTGTTTACTCCAAATACAATTACCTATGCGGTGCCAGTTAAAAGCCATCTAGGGCAGCGCATTGCTGCCGCACAGATTGGTATTATATTCCATACTAGCTATACAGGTGAATCAATTGACACAATGACTGCAGAGTTTGGAGTTAATGTCGGCGGATTTACACAAACTAAAAACGTATGGTTTGATGATGCTACCTACAAAGACTACACAGGTGTAGCAAGTCTAACTCCTAGTGAAAATACTAAGATACAACGCAATCTAGATGCTACACTTGACACAATGAACAAATTAGGCCAACAACGTTTTGATATTGTTCTACAAGATAAAGAATTTAGTCGTATGATTAAACCTTTCATTAATCAGCAGATACGCAGTGGCAGTCATGTAGGTGAACCTTTGCAGTTCTTAAAGAACTTTATTAAGCATTATGAATTAGAAATGATGAAAGGTATCGAACAATTAAGTGGCGGTTTAGAAGGTCGTGCGGCACAGGCTCGTGTAGCTAAGATCAAAGCACGTGAAGATTGGATCGCAGACAACAGTAATAACCTATTAGGTGTTATTGCTACATACAAACGCATCATTGAATTAAAACTCATGCTAATACACAAACTAAATCAAGTTGAAGGTATTGGTACATTCCAAAAGACCACAGACGGTTATCGAGTAACAGCGCCAGAGGGATTTGTGGCTATAGGTCACAATGGTGGCGCTGTTAAATTAGTTGATCGTTTAACCTTCTCTAGAACTAATTTTTTATCAAAAGGCTAAATAATATTAAGCGCAATAAGCGTAAAATTATTTTAGGAGAAATATTATGGTAGCTTCAGCAACAACAATTAGCCGTGTAAACGGTGGTTCACGTCCAGCAGACGGTTCTTCAGCAGGTAATGCTCAGATCACAGGTCGTCAACTTACACACTACACAGTTACATCAGCTTCATTATACACATATGGTAACGGTACAAACTTAAACTACTTAGCAGCTGGTTCAGACTATGAAAAATTAGTTTTAGCTATTGAGCAAGTTGGTTCTATTGAGCTTTTAGGTGCTCCGCAATCAGGTAACTTATTCCACGTAGCGTTATCTGGTGCAGCTCCAGCAGCTTCAACAGGTGCTTACAGCTTACAAGCATACGCTAACACTGTAATCAATGGTTCTGGTGTAGCAGGTGCAACTATAACAGCATTCACATACTAATCTAAACAATTAGTTATTGAATAGAAAAAGCCCTTTTTATAAGGGCTTTTTTATTGTCTATAAATACCTAGTGACTAATCAATATCTATATCAAGGTTTTACGTTAATTGACGTTACTCCAACAGGGGTAACTAATCATACCGCTGAACGTGCGCTAGAGCGCAATCAACAGCGCAATTGGGAAACTGTACAACAGATTCTAAGCCTACGCACTCAACCTACAATTATCAGCACATGGCAACTTAAAGATGATGTTACTAATGGCTATAATTTTGGAATTAATTATAGCGGACAGCACAGTATTTGGACATTTAAATTCTCAGTAGAATATTCTGATATCTATCAAGAAGGGCCTGATAAGTTTGGACTTGTTAAATATGATTTTAACATTACTCCTATTATCCTGGGTCTAACAGAAACAGCCAAACCAGAACGCCCTTTTTTCTATCCCAAAGGTCCTTGGAATAACATATACTTTAAAACTTTGCTGTAATTAATAAATATTACTTGATGCTACAGGCATTCATTAAGGCACATATTAAGGCATAATATCAAGGCATAGTAGACGGCATCGTTGAGGAGACGAGCGGTGACCACACCTACAAATATTGAGAAGAAGAGTTTAGAAGCCCACGTTGAAATATGTGCTGTGAGGTACGGCGCTTTGGATACGAAACTAAACAACCGTGAACAACGTATGGATAAGATGGAAATGTATCTTATCAATATTAAAGACAGTCTTGAAACTAAACTAGAAAACCGTAGCACAAATGTTATGGGTTGGACAGTTACTATTCTTGGCGTACTCCTTTCAGCACTCCTTGGTTATCTTGGCCACGAGTTTCTCAAGTAATAAATACTACTATGAAGATAGTAGAACTGATCAACAACATACAATTACCCATCAATAACGAAGAAGCAACATTGCTTGAACGTTTTGTTGGTGATACCCCTATTGCCAAATCTCACTTAGATGAACGTGAGCAGGTGCTGGCTAATCAATTAACAAATAAAGATGTTCTACTACGCACCAACGAAAATGGCAAAATCTACTACAAAAAACGAATCCGCTAATGAAACGTTTGATGTAGAAAAAATCAAACGCTTTACCCAACAAGAACTTGAAAAGATCACAACAGTATCTAGTGACTTACCTTTATGCTATCAGATTGGCACAGATGTCCTGGTGGGTCGTTATCGTGTGGTAAAAATCAACGAACAAACCTGGCAAGTTATGGATGGTAGTTCGCAATTATTTAATTTCTTTAATCGCAAAGATGCTATATTCTATTGCATAGCACTACATAAGCAACAATACCAACTAGCACATAATATTAAAGAGGCAGATAGTCTACTAAATAGATTAGAGTTTGATGCGGCCTTATATCGTATTCGCTATAAAAAAGCACAGCAAAATGAAGATCAATGGGGCGAGGAATTTTATAGTACTCGTTACCAAGAAACAATGAATAGAGTTGCCCAGGCAAAGAAAGAAATCAAGAAAAATCTAAATCTGGCTAAATATATAAAACTGTAATTAGGACCTATTACCCATGAAACTATCAGAAATGGCATCTAAATCGCCTAAAAAGATTAACAAACTAATGGAAAGCCGTTTTGGTTTTTCTATTAATTTTGATAAATTGACTGTTGAAAAAGCAGAACGTTTAAGTGAAACGATTGAAGCTAACTTAAACAAGATTCGTCATAGCTCAAACCTACACACAGCAGAACGTAATCCACGTTATATGGAATTACTAACTGTTCGTGAGGGACTTTCAGCATGGTTAGAACAAAGTCGCCGCCAATTAAACGAAGGTGAAGTTGGTAATGCTGAAGTATTACTAGCTGCTAAAGATATGGTTGACAGTATTCAAGATACAATTGAGAAAGTTGGTAAAATGCAAAATGAACAACTTCCACAATTGCTTGACAGCATCCGTGACCAAATTGGCAATGAGCAAGCTGATAGCTTTAAACAAGCGGTCGGTAGTACGCTAGATCAATTAATGCAAAATCTACAAGCTGCACGCGAAGGTGTTGATAGTGGCGTAGGTATTTTAACAGGTCAAGCTCCGCAGCCAATGGATTTAGGTGGCGAACCAGATATGGGCGGAGAAATGGGCGGAGAATTGCCTCCACCAAGCGACTTCGATCAAGAAGAACCTGAGTCAGACGGCTTTGCTGCAACTGATGCTGCTGTAGGCGGCGCAGAAGAACTTGGTCGTGAACGTCGCTAATCGTGAAAATTAACGAATTATTACATAGTCCAGTAAACACTCCAGAAGCTAACTTAACAACAGCTCTGGAGTTAATTCGTAATCGTTATAAAGATCAAAGCAAACTAGCAAAGATTAGTACACAAAGTCTTATTAACATGGTTCTAAACACTGATAAGACTTTTAACTATGATGCGCTAGTAGCTGCTAGCGAAGACAATCCAGCGGTAAAAAATCTAATTAAGAGTTATAATAAAGACTATGTAGAGCTTCGTCCTGACGCAGACCAAGAAGACGACGAAGCAACTACAACAATTCCACCTAATGAAGGTGATCCTACCCAAGCACCAGTAGACACTGTAAGTGATATGGCTAAGCGTGCTGGTAAAAAACGCGACTCGAGTATATTCTAGTATTAAATACTAGATGATCAAGATATTTCCTGTAGTAGAATTCTATATAACCAATGTATGTAATCTCGCCTGTCGTGGATGCAATCGTTTCAATGATTTGCACTTTAAGGGCCATCAATATTGGGATGATCATGCAGCTGAATACGAAGCATGGAGTAAACGATTAGATTTACCACGTATTACTATTATAGGTGGTGAACCTACCCTTAATCCTGACTTAGAAAAATGGTGTGCTAATCTGCGCAGACTATGGCCTAATGCTGTGATTATGATACAAACAAACGGTACGTACTTCAAACCTCAATATAAAAAATTATGGGATGAATATGCTGTTGGATTTGGGCTAAGTCTGCATAATCCAGAAACAGCAGATGCTTTAAAAGAACAATGGAAATCCCTAGCAGGACCGATAGAAGCATTTACTTTCCATCAAAGTACCGTGATTAAACAAGATGATCATTGGATCCTGCACAATAGTAATGCTATAAACGCATTTAATGCCTGTGATATGAAACATGATCATACTATGTATAATGGTAAATTGTATAAATGCCCTGCCATGAGCGGCCTTCCTGAATTTGATAAACAATTTGACCTTAGATTGGATGATAGACAACGTGAATTACTATATAGTTACAGACCTTTAACAGCAGATTGTTCTGAAGAGGACCTGCAAGATTTTGTTGCAACCAAAGATGAAAACATTCTACAGTGTGAGTTCTGCCCACAAGATTTAACATGGCATTCTGCAATAGGTGAATATAAAGAAATGTCCAAACCTGTATTTGAAATTAAAGAAATTAAAGAAGAAGAGTTAGATCAAGTACGATTTCCTGCACACTGGTTGACAACGAATAATAAATAGTGTAGTATATTAGTCAACTATTGGAGATTTAGTATGGCCTATTCAGCGCAGGTATTAGAACATTACGAAAATCCTAGAAATGTAGGTAGCTTAGACAAAAATTCACCCAAAGTGGGCACTGGTATGGTAGGTGCGCCAGCTTGTGGTGATGTTATGAAATTACAAATAGAGGTAGATGATGGCATTATCACTGATGCAAAGTTTAAAACTTACGGATGCGGAAGTGCGATTGCTAGTTCGAGCCTCGTCACTGAATGGCTTAAGGGCCGCACGCTTGACCAAGCTCAAGCGATTAAGAATAGTGAGATTGCTGAAGAACTTGCGTTACCGCCGGTAAAGATACACTGTAGTGTATTAGCAGAAGATGCAATTAAATCAGCAATAGAAGATTATAGGAAAAAACAAAATGGAACTAATTAATATACAACCAAACGCAGTTAAGAAAATTAAAGAAATTATGAGTGACGAACCTAGTACAAGTCGCTTACGAGTATTTGTACAAGGTGGTGGCTGTAGTGGATTCAGCTATGGCTTTACTATTGATGATCAAAAAAACGAAGAAGATTTTGAAATTCAAATTGAAGATATCGCTGTGTTAGTGGATAGCATGAGCAGTCAATATCTACAAGGCGCTGAGATTGACTATGTTGAAACCCTGGCTGGTAGTAACTTTAGTATTAAAAATCCAAATGCTCAAAGTACATGCGGTTGCGGATCATCATTTGCTGTATAAAAGTTGACTAATGTTTAACTAGCATATATACTAATAATATGCTAATTAAACGATACGACTACACCCCCATAAACAGAGAAACAGTAGATGGCAAACGTCACTATTGCTTACCAGACGGTAGTAAGGTTCCAAGCGTTACTACTATTCTAGACCGTACTAAACCCCAAGAAAAACGTGAAGCACTTAACAATTGGCGTAAGTCAGTTGGCGAAAAGAAAGCACAGGAAATTACCACCGAAGCCGCCGGTCGTGGCACACGTATGCACAAGTTTTTAGAGGATTATGTACAGAACAATCGAATATTAAATGATCCAGGAACCAATCCCTACAGTCAACAGGCACATCGCATGGCCAAAGCTGTTATTAACGAAGGTCTGGTACATGTTGACGAAATTTGGGGTATTGAGGTTCCTTTATACGTTAGCGGTCTCTACGCTGGTACTACTGACGCCTGCGGAGTTTACAAGTCAAAACCTGCCATTTTAGACTACAAACAGACCAATAAACCTAAGAAAACCGAATGGATTGAAGACTATTTTCTCCAGTTAGCGGCATACGGTCTAGCACACAATGAAACCTACGGAACTGATATACAACAAGGTGTTATCCTAATGGCAGTGGCCCCTAAACCCAACGAGGATGTACAATATCAAACATGGACTGTAGAAGGTGCAGATTGGGAACATTGGACTAATAAGTGGTTAGAAAGAGTTGAACAGTATTATAAATTAGTATAAATATAAGAATATATCTAAGGTAAAGTTATGGCAGTTATAACCGTTAGCAAAATACAAGTACGCAGTGGTCTTACCGAAGACCTACCAGCTCTAGACACAGGTGAATTTGGTTGGTGTGTTGATAGTCAACGTTTATTCATTGGTAAAGGCACTCTACAAGAAGGAGCCCCAATTACTGGTGTTACTGAAATTTTAACTGAATATAGTGCAGGTGCTATTGGTGTTAGTATTGCAGCTCTAAGTGCCAACATTGCTAACTTAAATTCATTTGTATCTAATATAGCTTCTATTGTTGGTAACTTAGAACCAGCTACTGTATCGCTATTAGATAACCAATCTAGTATTGCTAATATTGGCAATGTTTCTATAGCTTCATTAACTGGCCAAATTATTAACTATAATATATCAAGAAATACCGCTGTACGTACCGGTGTAATTAAAGTTTCAAATTATTTAGGTACTACCATTCAATACGAAGATAATTATTCTGAAACATCAGCTACTGGTGTTTCTTTATACTTCACAGGAAATACAGTGACTAATGTTGCTGTATTAGGATATACAACAACCAGCACTGGGTTTACTGGTAATTTTACTTACAGTTATACAGCCCTTTAATTATGTGGACAAATTTTTGGAATCTGCGAGTTAATGATAGACTGGCGCAGTGGAAAGACATTCGCCACCATTTAAGCGATCTACCACTACCCACAGCTATTCTTGAATTAAACCAAATGTGGAGTACAGCTCCATTTGTTACTTACTACTTAGATCCTAGTAATCCTTCTATCTGGCCGGATCCTTGGACTTTATTAGCCGAAAACTACTATTGCGACATTGCTAAAGCATTAGGAATCATATATACTATATATTTTACTGGTCATAAATCAGTTGATGTAGAGTTCCGCACCTATTATGATTACAAAGAAAAGAATAGATACAATTTAGCATGGATCGATGGTGGGAAATATATTCTTAATTACTATCCGTTTGAGATAGTAAATACAAAACAGATTGAAGAGTCAAAGTTAGATTTGTTGTATCAATATTCAAGTAAAGATTTACAATTAGACAAGTATTAAAAAGAGGCAATCAAGTGAGCAACATTCAAGTCAAAAAACGCAGCGGAGCCATCGTCCCGTTAGACGTAAGTAAATGGCAAGCCCAAGTAAGTAAAGTATGTGCAGGAATTGCAGACGTAAGTCAATCGATGATCGAGATCAAAGCACAGCCACACTTCTACGATGGGATCAGTACTAGAGAAATTGATGAATTAACCCTACGTGCTACCGTAGACCTAATTGATATAGAACACGATCCTGATGTTGGCCATACTAATTATCAGTATGTAGCAGGCAAACAACGCCTATCAATGCTACGTAAGGATGTATACGGTGACTATCAAGTGCCACATCTATTAGATATTGTTAAGAAAAATGTTGACGTTGGCTTGTATACACCAGAGTTGCTTACTTGGTATACAGAAGAAGAATGGAACAAAATGAATGATATGCTCGAGCATGAAAAAGATGAGCAATATTCATACGCAGCTATTGAACAACTAATTGAAAAATATCTAGTACGTAACCGTGCCACCAAAGAAATTTACGAAACACCACAAATACGTTATATAGTAGCTGCCGCTACAGTTTTCCACAGTGAAAACCCTAGTCAACGTTTAAAATTTATCAAGGAATATTATAATGCGGCTAGCGATGGTCTTTTTACTCTTGCTACTCCTGTACTTGCTGGACTTGGCACTCCGACTAAACAATTCAGTAGCTGCGTGCTTATTCGCAGTGATGACGACTTGGATAGCATCTTCGCTTCTGGAGAAATGATGGCCAAGTACGCAAGTAAGCGTGCTGGTATTGGTTTAGAAATAGGTCGTTTGCGCCCCTTAGGGAGTCCTATACGAGGCGGAGAGATCATGCACACGGGTATGATTCCTTTCCTTAAGAAGTGGTTTGGTGATTTACGTTCATGCAGTCAAGGCGGCATACGTAATGCATCAGCTACTGTGTTTTACCCTATCTGGCATCATCAGTTTGATGATTTAATTGTGTTGAAAAACAATCAAGGAACAGAAGAAACCCGTGTTCGTCATATGGACTATGGCGTAGTGTTATCTAGCTTCTTCTGGCGTAGATTTAAGAACAAAGAAAACATTACATTCTTTGATCCTAACGAAGTACCAGAATTATATGAAGCATTCTATAGCAATGCAGAACTATTCGAAGAGCTTTATGTTAAGTATGAACGTCGTCGAGATCTACGTAAAAAAGTAATGAGTGCAGAAGAAGTATTCAAAGGTGGCATACTCAAGGAGAGAACTGATACTGGACGTATCTATCTTGTGTTTATTGACAACGTAATGAACCAAGGACCATTTGATCCAGAATACCACACAATTTATCAGTCAAATTTATGCTGTGAAATTCTATTACCTACTAAGCCATTCAAGCGTTTGGATGATGATAATGGTCGTATCGCTTTGTGTACGCTTGGGTCTATCAATTGGGGAGCGTTCAGAAACCCCGAAGATATGCGCAGAGCTTGTCGCATTCTTCAGCGCAGTTTGTGTAATATACTTGACTACCAGGATTTCTTAAGTATTCAAAGTAAATTGTCTAACGATGAAATACAACCTTTGGGCATTGGTATTACTAACCTTGCTTATTGGCACGCAAAACGTAGTTTTAAGTATGGTGAAAAGGATGCCCTACAAGAAGTTAAATCATGGATGGAGCATCAGGCATTTTACCTAACAGAAGCCACAGTTGAGTTAGCTCGAGAACGCGGTGCTTGTAAAGATTCAGCAAAAACACGTTATGGACAAGGTGTGTTTCCTTGGGAATTACGTGCCAAGGGTGCTAATGAACTAGCAGACTTTACACCAGAGTTAGATTGGGAAACTCTACGTACTGATATGAAGCAATATGGTGTACGTAACGCTACCCTAATGGCAGTAGCACCAGTTGAAAGCTCAAGTGTTGTTATTAACTCAACTAACGGTATTGAAATGCCAATGAGCCTAATCAGTGTTAAAGAATCAAAAGCAGGATCGTTTATTCAAGTTGTTCCAGAATATAATAAACTAAAAAACAAATATCAATTGATGTGGGAACAAAAAGATTGTGACGCATATTTAAAGACAGCGGCTGTTATTGCAGCTTACGTTGACCAAAGTATTAGTACTAATACATTCTATAATCCAGCACATTGGGCTGATCGTAAAGTACCAACTACGCTAATTGCTAAAAATTTAATGCAGGCACAATTATGGGGTATTAAAACATTTTATTATAGCTTGATTAACAAACAAGGTAGTAAAGCGGTAGCAGAAGAAACACCAGCACAAACTGTGCAAGTAGAAGAATATATCGAAGAAGATTGCGAGAGCTGTAAACTATGAGTAAAGAACAATATAATTTAAGTACTAAAACAAACTATTTACAACGTAAGATGTTCCTTGACCCAGCAGGTCCTGTAACTATCCAACGCTTTGAAGAAGTTAAGTATAATAAGATTGCTAACTTTGAAACCACAGCCAGAGGATTCTTTTGGCAACCAGAAGAAGTTAGTCTAACTAAAGATGCTAACGATTTTAAAGATGCTAGTGAAGCAGTGCGACATATCTTTACCAGTAACTTATTACGTCAAACAGCTCTAGACAGCCTACAAGGTCGCGCACCTAATCAAGTATTTGGCCCTGTAGTAAGTATTCCGGAACTAGAAGCACTGATCAGTAACTGGAGTTTCTTCGAAACTAACATTCACAGTAAGAGCTATAGTCATATTATTCGTAATATCTATAATGTGCCTAAAGATGTGTTTAATACTATACACGATACTGAAGAAATTGTGGGTATGGCTAGTAATATTGGTGATTATTATGATGCCTTACATGTTATTAACTGTCGCAAAGAAATGGGCGAAACTGTGGCAGAACGTGATCACATCAAAGCTATTTGGTTAGCCCTACATGCCAGCTACGGCCTAGAAGCATTCCGCTTTATGGTATCATTTGCTACCAGTTTGGCCATGGTTGAAAACAAGATCTTTATTGGTAACGGTAACATTATCAGCTTGATTCTACAAGACGAGTTACTACACAAAGAGTGGACAGCGTTCTTGATCAATCAAGTGGTCAAAGAAGATCCACGTTTTGCTGCTGTTAAAGTAGAATGTGAAGCAGAAGTATATCAGATGTATTTGAGCGTTATCAAGGAAGAAAAAGATTGGGCCGATTATCTGTTCCAAAAAGGTCCAGTTATTGGGTTAAATGCCAATATTTTAAAGGATTTTGTTGATTATACAGCCGTAGATGCCTTAAAAGCTGTAGGCATTAAATATCAAAGCCCAGCGCCAAAGACTACACCTATTCCTTGGTTTAACAAGCACAGCGATACCAGCAAAAAACAAACAGCCCTACAAGAATCAGAGTCAACTAACTACGTCATTGGTGTAATGGGCGATAGTATTGACTATGACGCATTACCAAGTTTATAAGAGAGAAAAGATGTTAACAGTATATTCAAAAAACAATTGTCCGTTTTGTGACAAAGCCAAGCATTATCTAAAGACTAACGGATTTGAATTCGAAGAAATTAAAATCGATGAGAATCCAGAAGCACGTGAATGGTTGATCAATGAAGGTCACCGCACAGCCCCACAGATCTACAACAATGGTAAATTGTTAGTGGAAGGTGGATATCAAGGATTGGCGCGATTAAACGCTGATCAAATTCAAGAACGCATAGGAGCGACTGATGTTAACAAATAAACCATATGATAAAGATACAATAGTAAGTTTCAAATTAGTAAACGGTGACGAAATCGTCGCTAAAATTGTAGAAGATACACCAACTAGTTTTACAGTCAGCAGACCATGCACTGTAATTCCAAGTGCCAATGGCATTGGTTTGATTCAAAGCCTATTCACAAGTGACTTAAATAAGAGTATGACCGTTGACAAAGGTCATGTGATGTTACACTCGCCAACAATTAAAGATGTAGAAAATCACTACATCCAAACTACAACAGGCATTAAACCTGCGGCAGCTAGTGGCATTATTACCTAGGAATAAACAATGTCTGAACACGATATAAGCCTTGTTACAGGGCAAGCTAGCACTGTAATAGCTGAAAATCAAAAAACTACGTTAGGGCAAGCTGCATCGGCCCTAACGCCTGCTACATTAACCGCAATGATTGGAATTAATCAAGGTTCAGCACTTTGTTTAGCACCGTCTGTGGCCAATGTAGTAGCACAGTTACAGACAATATCAGCAAACGTAGCTGATGCAAATAGTGCGGCTGCAACAGCTACACTGTCTAGTTTAACTTCATTTCATACTAGCATGGGATTTGGTAGTTCGCCAAATCATGCGGCTTTTGGTAGTTTCTTTAGTCAACTTCATGGTCATATACAAGATTCGCAAGAGCTACGTAAAGCATCTGACTTTATGGCTAACATGAACTATAGTGATCTTGGCCCAGGTATTACTGACATGGGCAGTGCTGCAGATCGTGGCATGTCAAATGCTTTAGGTAGTTTGCCAGCGGCTGGCGCACTTATGCAGGCCACAGGCACTATGTACAATGGTGGCGATGTTAAGGATTTTGGTAGTAGTCTTGGATTAGTTAAATCGTTAACTGATAATAAACTAGCCAATGCCACAGGTGTTAATAGAAGATTAGCTGATGCAGGTGTGCCTATAGATGATCTAGATAATCCTATATACGCAGACAAGATTAATCAAGTAATGAGCGGCATTACTGACCCTAGTGCTTTAAGTGTTGTAGCTGACCAATTTGATGTAGCACCCGAGATAGCCGCTACTGAATCTACAGGGGATAGTAATGCTGATGCTATTCTAGCTGAACTACAGGATATTATTACTAGAGCAAACAACTGGGTAGATTGGGTACACGGTACGGCTATTCCTCTCATACAAAGTACTACAAGTCTTGCAGAATATACAGCAATTAAACCTACAATATTAGGACCCGAATATCAAGATTTCCAACAATGTTTTACAGATGCAAATAACATTTCTAAAAATGAAATATCACCGTTACCTGATGATGCTGTTAAACTACAGTTAGTTAATTTTAGAAATAATGACGTTGAATCAGCATTAAATTCTGCAAATGCTGCTAGTACTGATTTAACCAATGCTGGTAAAACACAAAAGAACTTGTTTGCTTCGCAAGCAGGCACACTGGTTCTAGGCAATAGTACATCTGCGGCAGATAGTCTTACTACTACTGGTTTTAGTACACCTAGTACAGCCATGGGAGCATCACTATCGCCTGGACAAAGTTTACCTTCATTAACAGGCGGCATTCAAAATCTTAAAGATTTAGGTGATCCGACTAAACTAGCTGATCCATCTGCAATTGCTGGATTAACGGGAGGTGTTAGTGGGTTAACATCACATCTAACAGATATAGGTGCAGGAACATTAAAAGATGCAGGTGCCGCTGGGTCATTATTTAATCAAATCCAGTCAGTTCAGACACCATTACACACAGCGGCCTTTCCTAGTTTAAACAGTTTAATAACAAAAAATCAACCTACACTAAATGTAATGACAGGCTCTGGTAGTGGTCCATTGGGATTACCTAATATGACTGACTTTACTCAGCATCTAGCAGGTGGTCCTAGTATTACTAGTTTTTTAAAAACTGTTACAACTGATGCAGCAAGTGCTATAGCATTGCTATCTACATCGATTGCAGGAGCGGTAAACCTGATAACGAATGTTGCAGGTGTTGATTTAACTAGCCCGCCACCAAATACGCTCGGAACTTCGATGAGCTTTGCTAAAAGTCTGCATAAATTTGGGGCAGACACCAGCGGTAGCGGCGTTTCTGATATACTGCATAATTTAGCTAATACAGCAACTCCTGGTGGAGAAGCAATTAAAGCCAGTCTAGCAGAAGGTAAGAATAATAAACTACTTGCTGATAACGGTATTCCTCCAGTACAGACTACTCCGCCACCACCCGAACCAGGCGCAACAAATGTGGCATATCCAATTACAGTTTCTAGAGATTTCCAACGTACCAGTGGTGGTACAGTAACCATAGAAGCTATAGCTAATTCATCTACTGATAATCTGTGGCGAATAATAAATGGTAGCGAAGCTTCATCCCATGGATGGGGACCTTATGCGGTAATGTTTACAGGCACCTACGATGTTGTTTATGCTACAGTTAAGGCTAATCCGAATTCGTCCGATCCTACACAGTCAGCGTATACAATATTACAGGCTTTACCTCAAATGAAAGCAGAATTAGATTCACAAATGAGTGGCAAGAGCCCACAAGGATTGGGATAAGGAGATTGTAATGGCAAAAACTACAGAAGAACTAGATATAGAAGTAGAACTAGATGAATACGATGTTCTTAATGATATACAGCCAGAAGATTTTGTTTTTGTTATAAACTCTGAAGGTCAACTTAAAGGCATTAGTTTTCCAGAAACTCTAGGAGACGATGATGAAGTTAATCCTAACATAGAAGATATTATCAACTTCTTAGTTAAACTATCCGCTGAAAATATTCGTCCAGCAAACGCTACACTACACTAGATAGTTTAACTAGCGTTTCATCTACGTTATAATTAACGTGTAATATTCCAATACCACCTGCGGCATTCCATTCATCGATGTTACTAGGACGGTCGTCAATTAAAATATCACCTGGGCGACAGTGTTGTTGCTTGTCATTGCTGTAAGGACCAAACCATACAGGGATATTAGGCCAGCGTGCTTTGATCCATTCTGTTTTATCATGAAATGCCCAAGGCACATCATTTTGTCTAGGGATAGCAGTTAAAAACTTAACATCGTAGCCAAATT